GTGATCCACGAGCTCAACGAGGTCCAGGCTGCGTCCAACTTCGGCTTCGCCCAGGTCCACACGCTTCCCGCCCAGCGTGTCATGGCGTCCCATTTGTCCTTGACCGCGTTCCACAGCGTCTGTTTCTTTGTCTCATCCGTGAACCAACCGCTCAGCCAGTCCCAACCCGCAGTCAAGTACGGCTTGGCCCACTCCCAGATATTCCCGGCCCACTCGCTCAGCACATCCCAGCCCTTGACCACCGCATCCCACAACTTCTGGCGTTTGCTCCCATCCGTGAACCAGCCGCTCAGCCAGTCCCAACCCGCAGTCAAGTACGGCTTGGCCCACTCCCAGATATTCCCGGCCCACTCGCTCAGCACATCCCAGCCCTTGACCACCGCATCCCACAGCGCCTGCCGCTTGGCCGGGTCTGTGAACCAACTGCTCAGCGCAGTCCAGAACGCCCCCAGCTTGGCCTTGACTCCCCCGCTGCCGTCCTCGCCGTCCCAGATGCGCCCGGCCCAATCCCCGAACGCCGAGGCCCAGCCCTTGATCTTCTGCCACCAGTCAACCGAAGCCAGCCAGCCCTTGATGGCGTTGTCCAGCTCCTTCAGCCTTTCCAGCACATACGGTATCGCCTCGTTGCTCAGCGCCGCCCCGAACTTGCTCACCGCCGTCATCAGCCGCGTGATCAGCACATCGAAAATCCCCGCCCAGCCGGACCCGCGCGCCACCATCAGGCTCTGGAACAGCCCGCTGAACGCCTCCTTGAACGGCCGCGTCAAGCCCTTGAGTACCTTGCCTAGCCCGGAGAACCCCGCCGTCAGCCGATTCAGCGTCTTGTGCAGGCCCGGGTCATTGACGTTATCCACAATCTCGCGGAACCTGCGCCAAGCCGTAGGAATGGCCGCTGCAAACGAAGACACCCGGCGCAACACCGGCATAAACCGCCCGCTAAACGTCGCCGCCGACCGCTCCGCCCACTCCGTCAGCCGGCCCATCCACCCCGTCAGCTTCTCCACCCCCGCCGTAAATTGCGGCGTGTTGGTGTACTCCACGATGCGCCCGAACATGCGCGTCACCGCGTCGAACAACGGCTTCGTCACCTTGCCCGACGTGACCTGGAACGTGTCCATGATGGTCGACCACAGCCCGCCGAATGTCTTGGACTGCTTCTCCATCATGCCGGAGAACCGCGCGTTCATCCCCGTCACAATCGCCTCGATGGCCCGCTGTGAGCTGATCTCGCCCTTCGTGACCATCTTCATGGCATCGGGGATCTCCACCCCGATAGCCGTGGCCAGCATCTCCCAGGCCGGAATCCCGGCCTCGGTGAGCTGCATCATCTCCTCAGCCGACGCCTTGCCCTTGGCCTGCATCTGGCCCAGGGCAATCGTTACCCGGTCGATCTTCTCCTGCCCGCCGCCCAGCGCCGCCACCGCGTCGCCGATGGCCGTCAGCGTGGGCAGCACATCGTTCTCTTTGAAGCCCATCGCCAGCATCTTCTGGCTGGCCTGCATCAGGCTGGCGTACTCGAACGGAGTGCGCGCCGCAAACTCCTGCAGATCGGCCATGAACGCCTTGGCCTTATCCGCGGAGCCTAACATCGTTGTGAACGCAATCTCGCCCTGCTGGCTGAGGTTGTTGAACTTGAACCCCGCCGTCGTCACCGCCGCAGCCGTGGCCGCCATCGTACCGGCCACCGCAGTCCCCATGACCGCGATGCCCTTCGCCACCTTACCGCCCACCGAGCCCACACGGCTGCCAAATGATTGCAGCGCCTTATCGCTCGCGCGCAGCGCCTGGTCAAACGGCCGTGTGTCCGCCCCGATCTTGGCGTATAGCGACGCAATTTGCATCGAATTCAACATCATTGCCATGGCCGCCTCCTACAAAAGAGGCCGGGTCTGCGCCGGCCTCTTACTCCTGTGTTTTGGATTGGCGAGAATTCTGCTGGCGCAGTCGCTCCTTCGCCACTCGATACCGTCCCCACAGATACAGCTCCATGTTCGCCAGTGGCATGGCCCGGCCCGCCAGCAACTCCCCCACCGGCCTGCCAAGCTGCTCCGCCGTCTCGAACAGAACATAGTTCGCCGTGGGGACCATCGTGGCTCCCCCTTCTAGCCGGAGGAGCCAGCTCCAGCTAAATTTTCGGCGCGCTCGGCGGCCTCCTCGCTGGTGGCCATCGCGCTCAGCTCCATGATCCGTTCGAACAGCGCCATCACCGGAGCCGGCGCCGCATCCTGCAGCGATTCTAGCTGGGACTCGTCTAGTTGTGGCTCGACAAGCCCCAGCGCAATCACCTCATAAATGCTGTCCTGCACCTTATCGGCGTATTTCTGCGTGATGGCCGTGGCTTGGCTCACGCTCAGGCCGCGCAGGCGCACCGCCCCCACGCCATCCAACTCGAACACTTCCTCCTGCCGTTGGATGGCAGACAGGAAGTCATTCGCCGACAATATTGGCTTATTTGCCATAGTCATCCTCACTAGGCTGTGCCGTATGTCACAGCGCCGTTGGACTCGAAGTTGTACGTCGCGTCCAGCTTGCCCTGCGTGCTGATCGCCCGGCCCATGCCTGTCAGGTACGCGCTGCCCACTGTCCAGTAGTAGTCCGCCGTCTCATACAGCCGCAGCGCAATCACCGACCCGCCGATCATGGCGTTGCGCAGCGCCGCCTGCGCTGTGCCCGAAGGCACGCCGTTGCCGCTGAAGCTGCCCGTGGCGTCGCGCATGCCCGCCACTTTCTGTTTCCACACATCCCCGAACTCGCTCACCTCGTTGGAGGTCATGGCAATGTCAAGCGACCATTCGCCGATCCCCTCCACCAAAGTGGTGCCCCCAGTGGTCAACACCACTGACCCAAATGTCCCGCTCACACCTGCCATGATCAATCCTCCTACCGAAGTACGTCAATCCTATAGAGTCCGCCCACATGCCAGAACCGTTTCGGGTCCTGGTACTTCACCAGCGCCGCCCGCCTACAGCGCAGCAGCGTCACCCCCGTCGGCATCGTCAACGATGCATCCTGCAACTTCGCGTGTACCACGCTATACACCCGCGTTGCCTCCGCCGAGTTCTCCCGATTGCTCACCGCCCGCACAAAGTACTCCGCCTGCGTCTCCTCGCCGTCCCATACATACACATCCGGCCCCGCCTGCAGCGAGAACACCACATACGGCGGCGTGTCTCCCTGCGGCGCCAAGTCCTGATATACCGGCACCGAGCCCACCACCGTGCCCATGGCCGTACCCATGGCCGAGCCCAGATAGCTCGCCACCGCCGAACCGATAATTGAATACGTGTCCAGCGCCATCAGCGTCCCTCAGCCAATCGCCGGAAGTCCTCGCCGAACTGTTCCAGATTCGTTCGCACCTCCGCCACCGCCGGCCCCAGGTATGCATGCGCCGCCATCTGCGACGTGCCCAGTTCCTGGTACAGCCCATACTCCACGCTGGGGCCCACGTGCGCCGCGTCTCTCTCCGGCGCCGGCAGCTCCACCCGCTCCGCCTCCGTCACCACCGTGGGTGGCAGCGCCCCGTCGCGGCTCGTACGCGTATAGATGCTCGCCCGCAGCGCCCCCGTATCCACCGGCGCCTTCTGCTTGGCCCGCGCCTCCACCTCGAACGCAATGCGTCGCACCACCCGATCCCGGTTGCCCGGCAGATTGCGCAGAATGCGATTCAACCCCGACGTGTCGATGCGGATCTCCGGCCTCGCCATTGCTCCTCCAGCCTCATCATACGCGCCGCCGATTAACTAGCAGTTAACCACCTAAATAAACGCCGCGTGCGCCGGCTCCTTCAGCGCCTCAGTCAGCGCCAAGTTGGCGATATGCCCACGGCACAACACCCGGCACCCCGCATCCACTGGGCAGGCCCCGCCCGCCCGCGGCCACAGCGCGTCAAACCCCTCTATGCTCAGATCGCCCAGCAGCGCATCAGGGTGCTCGCGCTTGTTCACACAGCGCCATACCTTGCCGTTGGGCGTGATCACCGTCTGCAGCGCGCTCCACAGACATGTCTCATACCCATGCCCCTGCCACGTCGCATACAGGTTGAACCGCTCCGTATCCGCGATCACAAACGGGTCATGGCGGTACGCGTTTAACCGTCCCACCGCATGTGGCACCCAGCGCATGTCCGTCTCTGCCGGAGAGCCTGGCGCATCCTGCTCATAGCGAATTGTCGGCCGGAACTGCACATAGTCCACGCCCAGTTCCCGCCCCAGCCGTACCATATCATGCACCCGGCCCACATTGCCCGTGTGCAGCAGGAAGCCCACGCCCACCGTGGCCGGCCCCTCTGCCTCCACCAACTGCCGGATACCGCCCAGCGCCCGCTCGAAGGCATCCACGCCCTTGCTGGCCCGGTACTCCTCCGGCGTGCACTCGTCCAACGACACATACACCCACGTTGCCGCCGTCTTCAGCAGCGCCGCCCGCGCCGGCGTCATATGCCCCCCATGCGTGTACAGCCCTTGCTCCAGCCCCACCAGGTGGGCGTGCAGCACAATCGCATCGAACGTAGGATGCAGCGTCGGTTCGCCCCCGCCTGTCCACGTCACGCTCTGCACCCCCGCCGCGCTGAGCTCGTTGAGGATGCGCAGCGCCAGGTCATGCTCCATCAGATCCCCGCCCGCAATCGCCCCGGTTGGCTTAGCAGCCCTGCCCGCCAGCGGCCCCCGCGTGTGCGTATGCGCAAAATGGCACCACGCGCAGCCCAGACTGCAGCGGTTGGACAGGTCAATCTCTACGTTCACCGGCGCCGAGGTCTTCCCCGTCGTGCGCAGCTCTTTCACCCGGTCCAGATGCCATAGCGCCTTGTGCCTCGGGTCAATGTAGGCCATCAGGCGACCCTCCGTATGGCAAAAATCCGTTCCGCCGGATAGTGCGGATAGCTCACCACCGGCTGCCACCCGTCATAACGGCTGATATCCTCGGTCAGCAACCATCCCTCCCGTTTGGCCTGCGCGTAGAACGGCGTGCCCGGCTGCGGCGTCGACGTGCTCACCTGCCACTTCTGCATCAGCCCCGTCTGCTGCCAGCGCGCCAGGTCCAGCAGCGTGGCCCGGTCCGTCTCCTCCGTCGAGCCCGGCGCTCCCACCTGGAATGTGCCATAGGCCCCGATGCCGGCCTCCCGCAGCCACCCCAACAGCCGCTCCACCTTCTCCACGTGCATCGTCTTGTGAATGCTCTTGCCCACCGCTTCCGACGTGCTCTCAATCCCGATGCGGATCTGCCGGTAGCCTGCCCTGGCCAGCAGTTGCACCAGCTCCTCCGTAAACGTCCAGTAGCCGCACATGGCGTCGTACTGGTAGCGGTTCAGTCCTCGCCGGATCAGCGCCTCCGCCAGTGACACCAACCACTCCACGTTGGCGTTGTGCGCCTCCTCATTGAAATAGCAGCCGTGGAATCGCCCCGCATACTTCGTGCCCAGATACTCAATCTCGTCGCACACGTCCTCCACATTGCGGCAGCGATGGCTGCGATGGCTGGCCCCGTGGCCTCCGTAGTACGTGGGCACCACACAGAACGTGCACGCCAGTGGGCAGCCCCGTGTCGGATAGAGCTGCACCATCCCCGGCGCATAGTGGTTAATCTCCTGATAGGCAATGCGCGGGATGTCCTCATCCTCCGGCCACGGCAGCCAGTCCAGGTCCACATAGCCCGTGGGCTCCGGCTGGCCCTGCAGCAGCGCCAGCACCTTCGCCTCGTATTCCCCCACCACCACATCCGTCCACCCATCGGCCCGCGCCCGCTCCCCGTCATACCCGCCCAGCGGCCCACACAGAATGCTCCGTTCGGGCCCCACCAGGTGCATCACCCGCGTCATGGTCGGATACGTCAGCGCGCTGCACTCGCAGATCAGCACGTCCGGCGTCAGGCTGGCGATATGTTGCGCGTACATGTCGCCGTCCAGACTCATCAGATTGCCGTCCAGCAGCGTCACCTGCGCTTCAGGCAGCTCTCGCTTCAACAGCGTCGACAAATACCCCAGCTCATACGGATAGAACGCAAATAGCTTGTGTCCGCCTACCGCCGAGTCCCAGCGCGACGGGAACAGAATCACCTCCCGTCCGTTGTCCAACCTTCCCGGCCCATTGGCAATGACGATATTCATGGTAACCTGCTCAATTCCACAGCGATGACCGCCTCCGCTCTCCAGGTAAGATAGCCCGCATCCACCACAGCCTCCACCGTTGCCGGCGCATACGTACTGCCTGCACAACGCCACACCTGGCTGGACAGGCAAGTCCATCGCTCCGCCGCAAACGGGCCCAGCAGCCCTTCCTCGTCAAACACCCGCTGCCCGCCGCGTGGGTGCCTCGTCACCTGTGGCCGGCCAAACGGCACCGTCAGCAGCAGCCGTCCCCCCGGCGCCAGCACCCGCTCTATCTCCGCCACCACCGCCGGCAGCAGCGTCTCATTCACCGTATTGCCGTAGGCGTCCAGCCCGATGTGATCCAACGTCGACACGCACGTCACCAGGTCAAACCCCTGCCACCACGACGGCAACTGGTGCGCCGAGCCTACGTGTTTCTGCGCCGGCACCGGCGGTTGAAACGGCCGCGTGTCGCACAGGTAGAGCTCACGGCACAGCTCGTACAGAATGCCCAAATACGTTGCATCCGCGCTGCCGATGTCCAAAAGCCGTTTTGGCGTCCCGATATGTGCAATCAGCCACGGCAGCTCCACGGACCGCTCAGTGAGCTCCATGCGCAGCCCTCCGCTTCTCCCGAAAATAGGCCACGTTGTGCGCCTCGCTCTCCCAGTAGTTCGGCGTTAGCCCGAACCGCTGCCTCTGGTCCAAATGCATGAACGGCAGCTCCGCCACGCACGCCACATGGTAGCCGTGTTCCATCGCCGTCACGCTGAAATCCACATCCTCCCAGCTCGACACCTGGAACTGTTCATCCCAGCCGCCCAGCGCCGCCCACACATCGCCAGGGCAGGCCACGCACCAGCCCACCAGCCAGCTAACCCCGTGCTCCACATGAAACTGCGGCCCCACAATCGTGCGCGGCGCCATCTGCGCCAGAATCCACGCAAACGGCCCCTGGCACAGCACGTCATTGGACAGCACCACATACCAGTCGGCGTCCCCGGCGATGGCGGCCGCCCGATTGATCGCCGCCGCATAGCACAGCCGCTCCGTCCGCTGCACCTCCGGCAGAGCCGGATACGGCGTCTGGCTGGCGTTGTCAATCACCACCAGCCGCGCCTCCGGCTCGTACTTCTGCAGGCTCTCCATCAGCGGCCGTGTGTACTGCTCCCACCCGTCAATCCCGATGATCAGGCACGCAATCCTCATGCCGTCGCCGCCTCTGGCTCCACCTTCGCCAACGTCACCCGCCGCTGCTCCCCCAGCGCATGTACCGCTGGCTGTGCCGGCTGCGGCTGTACCGGCGTAGGCGGCGCCAACTCCCCCGCCAACCGTTGCATCAGCGGAGCCCACTGGTCCCGCACGATGCTGTTCCAGTCATACTCTGTGTGAATCTGCGCCTGCGCCGCCTGCCTCTGCGCCGGCTCCCAGCGATTGCCCTGGTCGTGCCACTGGCCATACAACTCCTCCAGCGCCTCCCGGATCCCATCCACGTCCGGCCACGCCTGCCACGAGTTCAGCGGCGACCACACCATGTCCCGCGGCGCAATCTTGTACCCCCAGCGCACCAGCTCCGGCATGGCGCTGAAGTCCGTCACAATCACCGGCGTGCCGCACGCCTGCGCCTCAATGATCGGGATGCCAAACCCCTCGCTCATCGCCGCGCCCAAGAACACATCCGCCGCGTTGTACATCATGGCTAGGTACTCCGCCGAGTACCCCTTGCTGTACTCATACTGGTTGGGAAAGAAAATCTTGTCGCCGATGCCCAAGTAAGCCACCAGCGCCGGAAAATCAATGCCGCCATAGCGCGTGCTGGGCTCCGTGTGAATGTAAATCTTCGCCTTCGGCTTGTCCTTTGCAAACTGCGCCCACGCCCGCAGCTGCACCTGGAACGCCTTGCGGTCGGGCAGCCCCTTGTTCGCCGCCACCATTACCGTCAGATGCTCCACATCGCGCAGCTTCTCCTGCTTGAACTGTTGCACCGCCTCCACGTTGTCAATCACGCGGAACACCGTCGGCTCGATCCCGTGCGGGATGTAGTGGTTCTCCACCCCTGCGCTGGCCAGCAGCTTGTGTCCCCACTTGCTGTACGTCAGCGGCAAATGCGCTCCCTGCAGCGCCTCCAACACTCGCTGCGGCACCGGATCGTGATCAATCGGCAACCACGGACAATTGTGGATAAGCATCCCATTCGCAAAAAAGTTGTGTGGCGTCGTGGTTAGGTCAAAGACAGGTTCGCATATTCCTGTACTACGAACGGATCGAACCTCTTCCAGTTCAACTCTTGGAGGGTCTGCCAGATCTTTACCTCTCGCTGCCCATACAGCGGGTTGTGCTCCAAGTCTGAACGCTCCGCCCGAATCAGCACATATTCGATTACCAGCTCCGCCAACGGCTTCTTCGCTATCAGATAAGGCAACAGCGGCGTCAATATCGAGTACGTGCGATAGCCCGTGACGACGACTTGATAGCTGGTCCGCGCCTTCCGCCTGTCGCGTCCGTTGAACTTGAATCCTATTCGATTCTGTAACCAAAGAATCAGATCCAAATTCGTGTTGTATACCTGCACCACCGGCTGAAGTATCTTGTACGGCTCTCCTTCCCTTCCCCGTGATTGACGGCGCTTCGTATGGGCGTGGATGCTGATTACTCCTTCGCCGTCCAAAATGCCCGCCAGATAGGCCAGTTCCGTTTCCCGAATGTCGGTTGGATACTGCCAATCCATCATGTGCTTGCGTACCCAGTTGGTCATTATGCTCCCCTAGTGATTTATGGTTTCCTGCTATACAGTATACCATATCGCCAGGGATAATGTTAGCCGCCTGTATCCACAAGGATTGTCCACCGCGGCTTACATAAATGCCGCTCTCTGCTGTGGTCCTGAGCTTGCGCCCTGTCTCTGTCTCGATCTCTAACGTAGGTTTCACGCCTACGTAATGAAAATCGTCTACTCTCCCCATAGTCGCCGCATCACCGTTGTGTCCCCAGATAGCCAAATTGTAGGGACGTTCACGGTATAGCTCCTCGATGGTCTTGTTCTTGCTGCCCAATAACTCCACTACTGTGTCACCTGGTACGCACCAAAACGCCGGCGCAATCTTCTCCGCCGTCTGCTGCATCACCCACACGTCGATCAGCGAAATCACCACGTTAGCGCCGAAGTCCCGCGTGTGCGCCCCGATGATATCGTTGCCGTAGGGGTCAACTCCCGCCGGATACACGCGGAACCCCTCAACGTTGTGCAGCCCACCCTGCAGCCCGTACCAGGCGAACATCGCAATATTCTCGCGTCCGCCCACCTCCGGCAGCTCCGCTAGCCTCGGCAGCAGCGACCGTCCCTGTACCCCGTACCCGCTCGCGCTCCAGAAGGCATTGGAGGAGTAAAGAACTCTCAATACGCTCATTCCGTCTCTTTCTGTTGTTGGTTGGCCTATCCAAACAGCAGCGGCAGGTGAATGACCTGCCGCGGTTCAAACAACCCCTCGAACAACCCCCGCATGGCGTGCGGCAGCATCTCCATATCGCCCATGATGAGGCTGCACATCCCCGCAAACATCTCATCCGCATTCCACCGGTTGTACGGCAGCCCCACCCAGTAGCCGCCGAACCCCTGCCCGTTGCCGTGGATGCCCTCATAGCACGCCTGCCGCACCGTGCGAAAGCGCGGCATGTGGCGCAGGTCGCCCTGCACATGATACTGGTCAATCAGCATAGCGGTGCGCGCGTCGTCCTGCCACAGCCACCACCACACGTGCGCAGCCTCATGCAGAGCAGCCTCCTCCTGCCGCGTGCCCAACACAATGTGCCAGTAGTCCGGCCTGTCCGTGTACTGCACCATGCCGCCGCCCGTCACGCTGTCCGGCTCCAGGATCGTCACATCGGCGTGGCTGAGAATGGCGTCCGCCGCCTCACGCCGCACGCGGTAGCGCAGCAGCACCTCACGCAGCCAGGCCGAGGCGGGCATTGGCTCACGCCCGTTCTTCCTCGTCAAACGCCACTACCTCACAGCGCACCGCCGTCTGGTACATCTCGCTGTTGTTAACTGCCACGATCTCCCACGTCCGGCTCCCCACCTTCACGCGGTCCTTCGCCGTAATCACCGTCCCATACGGCAGCGTCAAAAACCAGCGCGTCTCGCTGATCACCTGTGCCCCGCCGGCCGTACTCTCCGCCAGTGCACGCACGTTCTGCGGATACAGCCGCGCCGCCACCGTGCCCACCGCCGCCCACGTCGCATCGAAGCCGCCCATGCCGTCCGCCACCGGCGTATATCGCTGGATCACCGCCGATCCCGGCAGCGCCAGATTCTGCGTCGCTCGCAGCTCGTTCAGCTCCGCCGTTGTCAGCATCGTCACGCCTCAGTCAGATACAGATACGCCCCGCCCGTCGTCACACTGCCGCCGCTGCTCACCACCAGCCGCAAGTCCCCGTTAATTACCGGCAGCTCGTAGTGCGTCAGCGCCCCCACCGTCCCATCACACGCCGCCCTCCGCGGGTAGTACCACGCATCATCGTCCGCATTGGTCAGCGTCAGCAGCGTCAGGTCCACCCCGCTCAACGTGTTCGTCGTGGACAGCACCGCATCCACTCCGTCTTCGAACGTGCCGTCCACCCACTCCACCGCAAACAGCGCCCGCGGCGTATCCGCGCGCACACTGCGCCCCGCCGTCACCGTCCCGGCCCCCGCCGCATTCGTCGTCACCACCAGAGGTACAATTTCCATGCTCATCTCCTGCTGTACCGCTTCACCCACACCATCCCGTCCCAGTACCAGCCACGCCACCACATCCACACCCGCAGCAGCCAGCGCGGCCCTACCCACAGCCGCCGCGTCGTCGCCTCGTAGATCTCCCGCGCCATCATGTAGCGCGCCCCGTCCAGATAGCTCA